ACCTCTCGGTCGGCTGGTGCATAGCACCGCAACGAACGTGTCTCGTTTGCACGGGAGTTGTTCAAGTTTGTTTGGAGGTGATTGGCATGTCACTTTGGCGCGTAGGCTGGGGTTGGGATACTGACGCTAAAGTCGACGGTTTGCAACTGGCTGCGCCAGTTTACAAATCCGAAGACCCAGTGTCGGATATTCCGCGCTTGTTCTACGACACCCATGGCCGCAATTGGAATGATTGCGTCCATGCTAAGCAGACTTCCCTTAAAGGCGTTCCCCTTATGGGAACATACGTGGCGGGGGGTTATTTGCTCACCCCTTTTCACGTGGCGGATTGTACGCAGTGGACCGTTCAGGAGAACTTTGCGAACCACAATACCTTTTGGATTGCTGGTCCTCGCATTACGGTTCAATTGAACATAGCCATGTCGCATTACAATGTCCCTACCAATGGCCCAGTACTTGCCTTCCGGGTTGTCATTCAGCATACTTATGGTTCGAATGGCGGCCAGATCGGCGAAGTGCTGTACAAGCCCTCAGCCGGGGCGTGGATTGATCCCTCTAACAACATGTTAGAGTCGTCGACAGCAGTTATGCTTCAGGCGTTGATCATCCCGTACTACGACTACCTCGAGTATAATTATATTACTCGGAGTGGTTCTCGCATCCCCGCTCGCGCGGTACAGGAAATTCTGCTGGAAATCTACCACTATGTGGAGAAGTACAGCAGTGCCCGACCTGGCTGGCCGTTTGTTGCCAGGCGAGTGTCGAGCCCTGTGGCTTTTCCTGCCCTCACGGAACAAGACCTAAAAGGCGGTTTTCTTTTAGGCGAGCAAAATATTGTTTCGTCAGGTGTCCCTGGTGTTAGCTTCGGAACTGCCAACTACTGGCTGAATTTCCTAAAGCAACACAGTTTCTTTGAGGCTTGCGAGGCGATGCCACGCCTATCGGATAACTCGATATCGAATATTCAGGAGATATTTGAGTTTATCCTTTCCATCATCCGGCGTGAACCTCCGAAGATTCCCAAGTCGTTGGGCGACGCTTGGCTGGCTTACCGCTACCAGTACAGCACGACTAAGATGGATATCCAGGAAGCCATTGGCTTCGTCAGTCGGTACGCTGACCTTAGCTCGTTTGTGCGTCCCATCGACACGAGAGGCATCGGCTCGGCTGATATTGCTGACGCCACCGTTGTCTGTCGTTGCCAGGTAACTCTAATGTCCAGGGAATTGTATACCTTGGATGAGTGTCTGCACGACCTCCGAAAAGCTTGGTATAATGCAAGCATGCTCGGTTTGGCACCGGATCTTTATTATTTATGGGATTCGACGCCTTTTTCGTTTATTGCAGACTGGTTCTTACCTATCGGCAATGTACTCGCAGTGCAAGATGCGTCACTCTTGTATACCGGGTCTCATTACGATTTTCGTAACATTGGCTATACCCTATCCTATGAAAGGACTATTAAGGGTCGGCCATGCCGGTATTTCAGTCGCTGGGCGGAATCATCGCCCCCGCAGTTGTCCGGATTCTATTGGATTGAAGGACAATCTGCGTCCAACAAGCAGTTGCTATACCGCGCGTTGGACACCAAATCTTTGTTTCTGAGGTGATCTTATGGCAACGTCTTTGCCCGTGACCTCGCAGACCGCCAATATTTTGGGCGGTTGCGAGCTCATTCTCCCGACGGCTAATTTCGCCGTCATGTCGGCTACTGCTGACGAAGCCGTGCTTTCGAATCGTCTCAGCCCCCTCGATCAGGAGGAGCGGCTGACCTATCGGTCCCGCGCGATCGCTCGCGTGGATTCCGACCTGCAGATTCGCAACCCGGCCGCTGTCCGCTCTGGTGTTCAATACCAGATTGTGCTCGAAACTACGGCCCGCACCACTGAGGGCGATGCCGTGGTCGATGAGCCCATCGTCATGAACCTGATGGTACGCCATCCCCGCTCCGGGAATATGACCCCGGCAATCATTCAGCAAGCGTTCCGTCGCCTTATCGGCGCGGTTATGCTGCCGGCGAACTTGCCGACTGACACGTCGGTCTCGCTGCTTGTTGATGGCCGGACTCGTTTCCTGGACCTCGCCCGTTTTGCTGAGTTGCCCACTCGCGATTCGCTCGCGACGGGAACGCCTGACGCGTAAGGAGGACATCATGTCGGAAGAAATTCGTAGAGCTCGCTCTTTTGAGCTCGCCCCGCTCTCTGCCTGTGAGGCTATCCTGGCCCGCGACGCAGCGGTTCTCGGCGAGGACGCGCCCTTCTTGGCCGCTAATCGCCTTTCGTACTACGTGGGGATTAACACCTGGCTTATCCAGGTGAACCACTGGTGCGGTCCTGTCTTCCAGGAGGTGGCGGACGCTTGTGTCCGTGACGGCCTCCGCGCAATCGTCATGCGCTTCGACTCGGCGGCGAATCATCTTATCGCCGGGGATCGCATCTCTGACGATCTCGTGTCTGACGTGCTGGATTCGGTGATGCTCTATCCTCGAGACATCCGCTACCTGCCGCCGGACTATCTCGCTACTCCGCTGTGCGTGAAACTTCAGATTTGCCGCTATCTTAAGCGGATGAACCTGATAAACGATACCGTGCTCGGTCGCGATGCCTTGCGCGATTTCGTTTCCCGGCAGCTGAAGATTCGGGATCGCTGGTTTGAGCGTGCCAGCTGGCCGACCAGTCAGGTGAATGCTGTTAATGCGGCTGCAGCCGAGCTGGCCTCGCTTGATTGGGAGCCGGTCCTTGCGGTTTTCAAGAAGGCGGAATCTCCCCTGGCCATGGAGTTCACCCATGGTGCCGCTATCGAGACTGGTCGGGACTTCGCGAAGAAGCTCCGCCATCTTGCTGCCATAGAGCCTGGGTTTTACCGCCCGATTTTCGGGGACTACAAAGTTAAGTTCCCGGACCGAGTGTTCAACGAAGACTTCGTTGACGGCAGTATTTTCTCCAGTTCCCCTATCGCAGGTTATACTGACATGATGCGCAAGCACTGTGTCAGAATGACAACGGCCCCTAAGGCGATTAAGGGACCCCGTCTTATCGCAGTTGAGCCGCTACTCTTCCAGATGAAGACGAAATGGCTGCAACAGCAGCTCTACCGTATCCTTCCGGAGGGCATCGATCTCAACGACCAGACAGGCAACCAGTTGCTTGCCATTCAGGGCTCCGCCGATGGGTCATATGCGACCATCGACCTGTCCGCGGCAAGCGACTATGTTTCCAAAGTGCTGGTTTCTGCGGTATTTCCGACGGAAGTCGCTGCGAAGCTCGCTAAGTATGCTCCGACCGAGTATCGTCTCTACGGCCTCGATCTGCCCCTTCACAGCTACGCTACGATGGGTAACGGCCTTACCTTTTGGGTCGAAACACTCGTTTTCTGGGCTGTCGCTCGCGCGGCATGCCACAGTGTTGGCTGTTCTGACGCAGTAAAGGTTTACGGGGACGACATCGTTCTGCCTACTCAGGCGTATCGTTGTTGCTGCGATCTTCTTGCGGCTCTTGGCTTCTCTGTAAACGAGACGAAAAGCTTTGGTTCCGGGTCGTTCCGGGAGAGCTGCGGAGTTGAAGCCTTTGGCGGAAGCAAGATTTATTCAGCTTACTTCCCCCGCATGCCTCTTCGGGGCGACATCACTGTTCACACCTGTACTGTTAGCCCGGAGGTGGATTATGATACCCCTCTTATGAGCTATTTTGACAGCACAAGTCGTCTGGTGGCGTTGCAGCACCGGCTTTATTGCTTCTGCTTGCCGGCTGCCCGTTTCGTGGCAGCTGTAGTCCAGGACGCCCACCCGGGTATGACGACAACCCGGTGGGGTGACGAGTCGGCTCCAGACCTCTGGGCTTCTGAATCGTCCGGAAAACTGCAGCCTGCGCTTATCGCTAAGCGTGTGCGAGTTGGATGGTACGACCAGGCCCGGAAGGTGTCATCGGTTCCTGTGCCCAAGCTCACCTATAATGGGTGGATGCCTGAGCCTGTGTGGAAGGCTCCGTTGCTGGAAACCGACCTCACGCGCGAAACCGAATATGCGCCGCGCATCACTTATAAGGGTGCCGTCGATAAGGATGCCTTAGCTCTCGCCGAGTTACTCCGCTACTGGCGGTTTCTCGAGCGGGGGCCGCAGCCTCTTTATCCCGACGATACGGTCGATTGCGTCGGACTGTATCACCGTGATATTCTCACGCAGCCTGACAAAACCGCCGATTTGCTTCGGACGCCCGTAGTGAAATACGGTTACCGTCCTCGGTAATCTGGCTTTGCCAATGGAGGGAGTAGGTGTTGGTCTCACACAACCAACTCGTAATAATTCGGTAATCGAGGCTTAATAACCTCCTTTCTTATCGGATTATTACGAGTTGGTTGTGTGAGACCAACACCTACTCCCTCCATTGGCAAAGCCAGATTACCGCGGAC